GAGTCTCCACCTCCTGAGTTTTACAAGGACGAGAAGGAGCGAGAGTTAGCCAAGCGGTTCAAGTTGAATAACGGGCAGTTATATTGGCGTCGGATAAAGATACGGGAGCTTGGCGGCGATGAAAGTTTCTTCAAGCAGGAATATCCATCAACGGCGTTGGAGGCGTTTCAAGTCGCGGGCAATCCTGTATTTAGTTCTGACGATATTTCTTATCAGCGTAATTTATGCACTAAGGAGCCGCGTTATTGCGTTCTTGAAGGTCGGGATAATTTTGATGTTATTGATGTTGACAGACATTTTAACTGCTGGCAGATAGCGAGACTTCCCCAGCCTGGCCATGCCTATACTATGGGAATAGACACGATGGAGGCCAGATTGAGCGATCCGGCCAACATTAAGAGTTCTCTTGACAGGCATGGGGTGGCTATATTTGATCGTGTTGAGGGCCGCGTTGACGCCATTTACCACGGTCAGGGCAACCAGAGTGATTTAGGTTATCAATGTTTGAAGATGGCGGAGTTTTACAATAAGGCTTTGGTTGCCCCTGAGATACCTACGGGCATGGAGGTATTGAAGATATTTCGAGATGCTGGTTATCCTGAGCTTTACGCTCGTCAGGTCCACGATGAGCAGGATACTGTTGCAGACAGCAGTAATTTGGGCTGGCGTACTACTATGATTACCCGTCGATGGCTTGTTGAGAGCCTGAAAACGGCGATGAAGGAGCGTAGTATTCATCTTACCTTCAGCGATATAGTTGACGAGAGCGAGACATTTGCATACGACAAAACGGGCAAGCCCATTCACCGGCCCGGCAAGCACGACGATCTTCTTTTTGCGGCCATGATAGCTCTTCAGGTTCACATTCGCAGCGATGCCCCGCGGGGCGTTTATCCTTACGAGCATACTGGCTCGGAGGCTGCGTCACAAGACGGTGTTCTTAGCGATTTAGCTGTTGTTGGCGCTATAGATTACGGGATTGAGGAGGAAGATGACTAGTTTTCTACCGTTGATAACTTTGGTGGTTGGGATTTTCCTAGGGGCTGGTCTTACCTGGTACGGACTGAGACTCGGTATGCGTATTTCATTTAGGACACTTGACAACGAAACGGTTTTTGATGGTATTTTCAGCAAACCTGACCAGACTGACCAGGATTACACAGAATAGGGGGCATTTATGTCTTTCGACGTAACTTCACACCGCACATTGAGCGGTAAATATGTTTACACTTTCGATCAGACGGCGGTAAATGGGACTGAACCTATTTTCCTGAAGGCTGGCGACGACTCTGTCGCGGCATTTTTCGTTGAGTCTGTTCAGTTGGTTTGCGGTAGTGGGACTTCGGGAGTGATTTACGATGGTTCCGCCGGTACTGCTCTTACCCCACATCTTGTATGTGCTTCACAGACGGTATCCACTGTTTTTTGGAACTTCACAGACGATCCTATCTCCACGCTCAAGGACAGTACGGGCAGTATGTGTGTAAGCGGCGCTGCCACCGGACAGATCGCTGGTATGATTAAAGGTTATTGGGGTGTATAGTGGCTAAGGACACGAAACTCATAGAAAGACTGGACAAGATGGAAGCGGCGGGCATGGCCCGCACGAAGGAGTGGGTATCCATCTTCCAGAACTCCATGCGCTATACTTTCGGGGACCAGTTACAGGACAAGAAGCATCACAAGGACTGGGAATGGATTATCATAAACTACATCTGGCCCGCGATGATGCAGGAAATATCGAAGTTGGCCAAGATAGATGCTGAGATAACCTGTAATCCACAGGAGAGTAGTGACGTTGACGCTGCCGACACATGGCAGGGGCTATTGCAGTTCCAGTGGGAAAACTCTCTCGCTCCTCACGGTATGCGGCTCGAACAGATACGCGCTCTTCTGGACGGCAATCTTTTCGGCTATTGGATCAGCAAGATACACTGGGACTCGAAACCGAGGAGGAGTTGGGATTCGAAGAAGAAGGAATGGATAGGGGATGTCAGGCATACTCTTTGGCATCCGGCGGAGTTCTGGGCATCTGAGGCCGAGTGCATAGACGAGGGGCCGTGTGGCACGGTCAGGTATTCAACTCTCGACTATGCCCTTCACCGCTGGCCGGACTTTGCCAGACAGTTGAAGGACGAAGCTACGAAGTACCGTGACGAGAACGCTGGTAGTGGTCTCAATAGCATACGCGGTGCGATTAACGCCGGGACGATAACGTCTACCGGCACGAATACGGGCGGAATGGACAAGGGAATGGGCGTCCAGCAGATTTCACCTTTACTCGATAAGATACTCAACAGCGCCAGAATGAGCGTAGACGCCAACGATGAGACGGAGTTCGTTAAGGTATCTGAAACATATTTCTTCGACGATGAGACAACTAACGAGAAAGAGGAGCAAAACATCCCCGCGGAACGGCTGGAGCAAGAGGGTCGGATTTTGAGGGATATGAACGGCAACTTCATAGACACCGATTCATACGCGCCAATGAACGCTGCAAGCTGGCCTACGGAGACGGTAAGGCAGTGGAAAGAGCCGAAGTATCCCAAAGGCAGATATGTTATTCGCGCCTGTGAGACGATTCTTAACGAGGACAATCAGGTATGGCAGTTCTCCCGCTGGCCGTTCATTGTAGTTCCCCACTACCTTCTTCCTCATATGTGGCAGGGCGTCGACGGCGTTCAGATGTACAAGAGCGCTCAGGACATGATAAATGTTACCGTCTCTCATCTCGTGAACAATCTAAAGCAGTTCGGAGACCCGAAGATAATTCTCGAAGATGGTGCAATTTCCGCACCACCTGGCCGTACTAAGAAGCATTTCCGCATAGCGGCTGGAGCCGGTGCGATTATCAGGGTTGTTAAGGGTGCTATATCTGGTAATAGGATCAAGATAATTGATCCTCCTCAGCCAAGTTCGGGTGCAACGCAGTTATACCATTTATTCTCTCAGGAGTACAAGAACTTACAGGGTCTTCAGTCTACGGCTCGCGGTGAAAAAGAGCCGGGCGAAATGTCAGCTACTCAGTCTCAGCATCTTACGATGTCCAGTTTTGATAGGGTTTACCTACAGAGCATATACCAGAAGAACTGGGTCTGTCAAGTTGCCCAACTCACCGCAGAGATGGACCAGTTGTATTACGACGAAGGCCGGATAGTGCGGATTCTCGGCGAGGATCGCAAGCAGGGCATTATAGAGATAACTCAAAAGCTGAAGGACTTTAAGTTCGACGTTTCGGTGGAGGCTGGCACTGCCCTTCCGTTCGACGACGAAAAGCGGATGATGCAGTATGCCAAGGCTTACGAGCTTATGGCGAATCCTGTTGCTAATCCGATGCTCCCTGAAATGCTCAGGATTCTCAATATACCCAACTACCGCAAGTTGCTTGGCAAGTATGCTGCATGGCAGCAGTATATGGAGTTCCTGCAACTATACGAGTCTGTGACTAAGGGCGAAGTGACACCTGAGCAGGCGGTTCAGATGCTTGTTGAGCGTGCGAAGCAGGAGTTCGGTCAGGCCGAACAGACGATGGGCGGCGTGGCCGCTAAGAACATAGAGAAGGAGAAGCTGGACAAGGAGCGGGAAAAGATATTGGATGAAGGCCGCCAGATAGGGCGGATATTCGAGCAGGACCGTCAGAAAGTAAGAGATCAGGTTCGTAAAGAGGAAGAGTCGAATGAAGAAGGAAAAAAATGATAAGTACCTGTTTGACATGGATAGCTAAAGGGGCACGTCCCAATCAGAGAACCATGTCACTAACTATAGGTAAGAGATACAAGCTCAAAACCAAGGAGTAACGCTAAATGGACGAGGCAAAAGACATACCGTTCACACTTGAAAAAGAACAAGAGACCACAGTAGAACCAGTAGTCGAAGAGAAAACCACAGAAGCCAAGGAAGCCAAAGAAGCCGAATGGGACAAGCAGAGGCAACAGCTTGACCAGGAGCGGGCAAATGCTGAAAAGGCTCGCAATGAGGCTTTGGCTGCTCGCACGGAAACGAATAATATCCGCGAGAAGCTGGAGAGTATCGAGACTAAACTGGCCGACAAAGAGAAAACCATAACCGACGAAAAGAATAGGTTGGACAATCTCGATCCCGACCTTGTCGACAAGAGTGTGATTCGTAATATCGAAACACTCAATCGGCAACTTCAGGAAGTTCGTGCAGAGGTAGCCACGCACAAGGACAAGGTTAGGGTCTATGAACAGAAAGAGGCCCAACAGGAACAGGTGCGGGTGCATACTCAGGCTGTGGAAGAAGTTCTCGGTGCGTGTGACGATGAGTTCGGGGCGAAGTATCGCAATGAAGCGAAGGTCCTGGCTGACAGTCTTGTTGATAGTGGCAAGGAAAGACAGCCTACGTCACAGTTTGCCGGGTATAGACTTATGAAGAAGTGCTATGCCGAGGTAGTCAAGAAACATGTGCCGAAGGAAAAACCCAAGCCCCCTACGTCCGATAGCGGTCTGGGCGGATTATCTCCAGCTAACATTGATACGGTAAAGACCGGTTCAATGTCGGAGGTGCTCGCTGACATGAAAAAAGACGATGGCTGGAAGCATCGTTAAAGGAGTATTTCTAAATGAGTACATCTGATTTAACGAAAGCCACTCGTGAACTATTCATACGTTCACTGGTGGACGAAGTATACATGGCGACTCCTGTAGTTGAAGAGTTGCAAAGACGAAGGCAGGTATCGTATAAGGGCGGAACGTACATTGAACGACTAACGGACAATGGCACTACTGAGGATTTGGTTCAGGAGTACGTGGTTGGTATGCCGCTGGTGGATCAGAAGTCCACATCGCTCCAAAAGCCACGGTTTACATGGAAGATGGCGACTATGCCACTGCGGTATGACGTGGACGAATATCTGCAAAATGCTACAGCGGGCGACGAAGAGCAACTTCTCGATCTCGTTTCACACCTGACTGAAAAGGGTCACGATGGTGTCCGCAGGTATCTTTGCAAGAAGATATTTAATTCCGGTAGCACCACTGGCGTTGCTGATGGTGCAACTGGTTTTCAGTCTCTTGTGTCCGCACTCGACCATGATGTTACCTATGGTACGCGAACGAGGTCGTTTAGCGGCGGTACGAACGACTCGTGGCAGGGTGCAGACCCGGCTGGTCTGAACGAGTCTGTTACATCGAGTTCGCAGGGAACGGCTACTAACCTTACCGTTGCGAATTTGCGGAAGTGGATTTCAGAGTCTTCTATTGCTCACAACATGAAGACTGCCAACGATCTGTACATTTGCATGTGCCCCACGCTATACAACAAGCTAAGGGCTCAGATGGAGGCCAGAACTGTAGGTTATCCGGCCCCGGTTAATGGTACAGCCAGTCAGAAGCTCACAAAGATGGTTCTCGACGGCCATACTATTACGAGCGTTCCGTACCTGCAAACAACGTCAACAATGAAGACGTGGGTATTCATTCTCAATATGAGGTATTGGGAAATGAGAATCCACACAGCAAGAAACTTTAATATGACTCCGTTCAAGTGGCAGGCCGAGAATTCCAACGGCTACGACATGTGGCTGTCCCGAATTATGTGGGCTGGCAATCTTGTATGCTGGAAGCCGAACTCGTCTATGTGGCTAAGTAACGTAAGTTAGAAAGGGGTAATACTATGGCGGGATTGCCATTAACAAAACTTATTCTCAATGACGGGTTTCCGGGTCCTGTCAATCCGAACATGAGCATACCTGTAGACGGTTGGGACGGCACAAGCCACAGTTGTGTGACTACGCCTGCTTTTCCTGTCGGCACAAAGGTAATGGCTTATACGGACAATACGAGACAACCGGGCTATTACACAATGTACTACGGCAACCTGGCGTGTTATAGTTCAGCAGCAGATGTCAGTGCTGATTTCAGTGACGGCAAGTTCTGGTGTGCTCATACGTGTCTTACCGCTGATGTGGCTGATGCGACTTACGAGATAGCCAATAACGATGGCTCGTCTCAACCTGCATACGTACTGGCGACGTGTTATACCACATTAGGCTGGGATGGCACGAAAGGCTTTCCTATCGCAGTTCCTTGTGCTACGCTCGCAGGTTATCAGTATGGCTGGTTCTGGGTTGGTGGAGTGTGTCCGTGTTTGGATGCAACACTTCTTCAGGGCACTGCCGGTTCGGCTGGCGGGGCGTGCGTAACTACCGACGATGTCAGGGCTGGTGCGGTGTTCCTTGAGTACACGGCGGCCTCTGGTGTTTTGACTGCCATTGACATCTCGCAGATTTCCGATGCCACTGGTGCTGTAGGCGCTGTTCCTGTAGCGATAGGTTATGCCCTCGAAGCTGATTAACAGAAAGGATGGCTGATTATGGCTGGTATTAACATTGATACCCAATATACCGGCTATGTAGGACACCTCAAGATGGAGGTAGGCTATATAGGGCCGGACGACGTTACGACTGTGTATGGTGATGATGCGAGCGAATCGCATTCGATACCCACTACACTCAAGCACGTTGCCGCTGGCTGGATGGTCTGCTCAAGTACAAGTGGCGGCACTGTAGGTTGCATAACTGCTGCTGGTCCGGTCGAGATTTCGACTGGTGATACTACTCGTGACGCCTTACTCGGTCTTCAGCCGCACATCGACTTTACGATGGATGCGACTTGTGCCGGGACTGGCGGTGGTAATTTCTATTTGGTATTTGGCTGGTAAAGGAGTGGATTATGGCAAGTGGCTGGGACATAAACAAACAGCAGTCGGCATCCGCTCATGGTATGCGTATTGAAGTTGGCGTGGCTGACGCATCTTATCTTACCGATGAGACGGCGGGCTGTTCAGCTTCCCATGGGATACCCACTAACCTGACAAGCATTGTAGGTGGCTTTTGTATGTGCATATCTACGGCTGGTGCGGTCGGTGGGGACCCGATAAACATGGGTTGTATAACTACGCAAGAACTGGCCGACCATACGTTCGGACGCGGGTACATTGATTTCACAATGGATGTAACCTGTGCCGGTGTGAACAACTGGTTAGTTTTTGGATATTAGGGAGTTGACTATGGGATTTGCAGATGTGACAAATGATATCCGGCAAATGTCTGGTAGTATTCCCGGCTTGCGATTGGAGGCTGGCTGCTGGAGCGGCACAGCGGCTCTGAGTCAGGCTATTCCAACGACTTTGTCTTATGTTGTAGGCGGCCTGATATTCGGGCACGATAACGCCGCGGGCAGGCCAGTTGTCGGTAATACCAATACCAATGGCACAGTGGACTTCACCTTGGGTGATTCCACTACAGGGCCGGGTGTCTATATTATAGCTGGATGGTAACAAGTCCTTCTCAGGTCTGGGGGTGGGGGCGAAAGTCCCCTCCTCGGACTAAAGGATAAAAATATGACAGGTGCAGAATTAGTTGATGAAGTGCAGGCTCTTGTAGGTCGAACGGGCGATACGGCTTTGTGCGACGATACGAGATGTACGCGATGGCTTAACGAGGCGCAGAAAGAGGTAGTTGAGAAAGTGCCCGGTATTCATAACATGGTATTCAAAAATACTACCAGTGTGGATACTACCGTAGTGCTGTCGTATGCTCTTACCGATTGGACTGTCGGGGACGCGACTACGCAATCACCATGCCACATATTTAATGTGACATACCTCGACGGCAACGAATCTGTCCCATTGAAGTATACACATATTGATGTGTGGGACGAGGAGTTCCCGGACCCGACTCATTCTGATGTTCCGGTAGGTATCCCCCAGCGGTGGACGCGGCGGGGTAATGCCATTGAGATGATCCCATTGTGTGCGACGGCGTATTGTGACGCAGATATTCGACTTGACGGAGATTTCTACGCTGAAGATTTAACGACGAATACCACATCTCCGTCGGACATATCGGGGGCGGATCAGGGGTTGATACTCTATGCAGTTGCACAGGCGTGGGGTGCTATCGGCGATGAAGTAAAAGCAAAAATATGGGAAGGTAAGTATAATGACTGGCTCGACGAATTTAGGGGCGCGAACGACCGTATCGACGCATGGGGCGGCGGTATGTACGAGGATGCCGTGGAATAAAGGCTGCCATATCGTAGCAGAGATTGGGGCCAACCATTTGCAATCGTACCAGCGGGCGGCTGCGTTAGTGTATGTCGCTCATAAGGTCGGAGCCGATTCGGTGAAGGTTCAGATGTATGAACCGGACGGCATGGCAGATAATAACGACGGACAAATACAAGATGGTCCTTGGAAGGGCCAAACTTTACATGAATTGTACGAAAAAGCTGCTATGCCGCTCGACTGGGTGGTTAAACTGAAGAACATTGCCGACGGCCTTGGCCTTGGCTTTATCGCCAGTGTATACTATCCTGAAATGGTTGAGTTCGCCGAGCAGATAGGAATCAGGACGTACAAGATAGCGTCCTATGAATTGCTCTTTGACAAGTTAATCGAGACTGTAGCTAATACAGGTAAGCCCGTAATAATCTCTACAGGGGGCGGGGCACTTGACGAAGTTGAGCACGCGCTGCAATTAGTGCGGAACAAGCACGACAAGGTGGCCTTACTCAAATGCACGTCGAGTTATCCCGCATCCCTGGAGAGTATGAACCTGCACACCATTCTTGATATGCGTAAAAGGTTCAGGTGTCCGATAGGGTTAAGTGATCATTCTCTTGGTTGTGTTGCCCCGGTAGCCGCCTGCGTATTAGGTGCGAGAGTTATTGAAAAGCATATTACCCTCGATAGCGAACAGGGCGTTGACGCCGGGTTCTCCATTACTCCCGATAGGTTCGATACAATGGTGAGGACGATAAGGGCGACTCAAATTTCCCTTGGCTCCACGACTTACGGTGGTCCTTCTCAGTATCGCAGGAAGCAAGTGAATGGGAGGTGGCTCAGGAGTGTCTGACTACAAGTGCGATCTTGACTGTCCTGTTAAAACGGAAGTTCCCGTCTGCTGCCGGGATTGTGCTGAATCGCACGGCGACGGAACGAGTCACTGGACGAAGACTGGATGTGACTTAACAAGGGACCAGATGCCAAAAGAGTGCATAAGAGTACGACTGCCGACAGCATACATTTATTGTTATTAAGCGATGGGTTGGTAAGTGGGTTGAATTAGATGGTTACGAAAAGGAATGACAATGCTCAAAGATAGTGTAATATGTATAACCGGGGGTACTGGATCGCTGGGGAATGCTCTTGTCCCTGTACTGGCCGCCGTCAAGCCGAAAAAGATTATCATAGTGAGTCGGGACGAAAACAAACAACACCACATGGCGGCGAAGTTTTCCGGTATAGACTGTCTTCGGTTTATATTAGGCGATGTCCGTGATACCGATAGGATCAAGCAAGTATTCAGTGGAGTTGACGTTGTTATTCATGCTGCTGCGTTAAAGCATATTCCGAAAGTAGAGTACAATCCTACGGAAGCGATAAAGACCAATGTTATCGGCACTATGAATGTTGTCGAGGCTTGTCTTGCCAGTAGTGTGAAAAAGGCGGTCTTAATATCTACTGACAAGGCCGTTGCGCCTGTGAATCTTTACGGTTCAACCAAGCTATCCGGCGAGAAGTTGTTTCTTGCGGCCAACGCTTATAATGAGACTATTTTTTCTGTTGTTCGGTATGGCAATGTTCTGGCTTCTCGTGGTTCTGTGATTGAAACATTCATTAAACTGAAAGACGAAGGTGTTACAGAGTTCCCTATTACCGACGAGCGAATGACGCGGTTCTGGATAACACTGGAAGAGGCATGTAACCTTGTCCTAACGGCGATTGAGAGTGACAAACCACAGGTGCACATCCCCGATATTCCGTCGATGAAAATAACTGATGTGGCAAGGACTATTAGCCCGAACTGCACATTTAAGATAACAGGTATCCGGCCAGGAGAGAAGCTGCACGAATCCTTATCTGATGGATACGACAGTAACACGAACGAATGGTGGATGACAAAAGAAGAATTGAGAAGGAAGCTATGCTTGAACGAATAGCCATAGGAACCGCCAACTTCGGCAAGAAGTACAACGGCGTTAAGGTCGATGACCCGGAAAAGATACTGGAGTACGCCAAGTATGTAGGTGTTCAGTATATTGACACGGCGGAATCGTATGAATGGGATTACTCGCCCTACGTTAAAGACTTCAAGGTAATTACCAAAGTATATCCGGGCCAGAAACCCAGGCCGGGCGTATGGGCGGTGCTTGCCCATGATGGTGAGATAGGGACTGCCAAGTCGACTGGGGCCGAACATGTGGGGGTATCTCTGTACGAACCAGAAGTAAAAACTCATTATGGGGTTCTTCAAGTGCCGTACAGTTTGTGGGACAGGCGGTTCGAGAAAACGATGTTGCACGGCGATACTATCATGGCCAGGTCTATCTTTCTGAAGGGCAGGATAATTGAAGACTGGAACGCCTTTGCCTGTCTGAGTTTCGTGTTGATGAACCCGAACGTGGATATAGCAGTGGTTGGTACTGAATCACAAGATATGCTTGCATTTACCCTTGCCCCGTTCGTTGCAATGGAAAAGGCTGGCAAGGACGACATAAACCTTTTAGACCCTCGCAAATGGAAGGACGCAAAAAATGGAATGGAATGACACATTAGAAGTAATCCCTAATGGCGTACAAACTGAAAGCAAGATGCCCAACAGACATGTTGAAGGGGTTTATCCGAAATACATTGTAAGTGGTCATGGCGCGTGGGTGACGGACGAGAACGGGGAGGAATACGTTGATTTCCCATGCTCGCTTGGCGCTAACCTTCTTGGCCATGCCTACCCATCTGTGGTGCAGGCCGTTAAGGATCAGTTG